TGCTTGTGTGCAAGTTTATCTTACATATTCACGATATTTTCAAGAATGCTAAATATATTTTACATAATTACATAAGTAGAGTATATTTTAATCCCCTTACAAGGTATTTATGGAATTTACGATGACAGCCGCGACCTGCGCTATTTTGTTCTCAATAGTCACTTATATGATCCTTTGGGTGATCATAAGAAGAGAATTCTGAGTGGCTAGACTCAACACAAATTAGAGCAACTCATGGCACTTGTTACGTTGGAGTAACTGTTGGAAAGCGCCCATGCAACCAAAAACACGAATAGTCCAAAAACGAGGGCTATAAAAAATATTAACCAATCCACTTTCATAAGCTTATCTCCTCCCAGATCATTTTAACGACTTTTTCCATAGCTGGATCTTGAAAATCTCCAAACTTCAGAAGCATATCTATCTTGACTTTTGTGTACTGGTTGGGATTTCTCCTGACTGCACGAATACAGTCTGGGCATAACTCTAGTTCTAGATTTTTCTCATCCCACCTTCGATCACAAAATATGCAACGTTCCCAAACAACTTCGCTCATATGTCTAATGGTATATTCATTTTTCTAAATCTTGAATGTATTTTTTCTTTGAATCCAGGCTCTCCAACTTTGTAACTGTTTTCTCCATGAACCCTTGGAAATTCAACGTAATCATGCCCTAAAATCATGTCACCCTTTGAGATAAGGTGTTTGTATGTCTTTAGCTTGTTAATCAATTCTAGGTCGGTTGTAACGCGAATTTTGGGCATCTTAGAGTTGTCTTCCCTTAACCATTTGCGTAAGACTGCTGCGTGACAAGAATATTGTTTAAATTTCTTTTCGTTGATGTCAGCATACTCATCCAACCGTTCCAACATGTCCGCCACCCTTTCCTTTCCAAAGTCTGACACTAGCTTCTCATGCTTATCAGATTTCATTTTGATGCGAGTCATTCCTGAGATCTTGGATTTGAATTTAAATTCAGACGAAGCGGACGGGCGTGGGGGGACAGGCGAAGCCTGGGGGCTTGCCCCCTCTCTCTCTTCTTCTTTAGTATATGGTTTAGTATCTGGTATTGGTGTTGCGTTTTCGCAATATCCATGTTGCGTTTTCGCAATCTCCATATTGCACTTTTGCAATATGTCTATGGAAGGTACGAATTTTTCCTCGTTAGAGAATGCATACCAAATCGTTCGATCGTAGTGTTTGACGTTGAAGTTAGCTTTCTTCAAAACTCCACGTTTAATTAATTTTGATATAATACGTAAAACTTTAAACTTGTTGAGGTAGGGAAAGTTGGCGGCGATCTCATCCAATGTTTGGTAGGTCCAAGTTCTGCCGTCCAAAAAGTGTCGGTTAAGTTTTTTGTTTATCCTGACCCAATGTTGGAAATGATGGATGATTATGGATTCTTCTATCCCGTACTCTGCTGCTAGGTGGATATCGAAGCTGTGGTGGTGAGAATATGTGATTGTCATTCTGTGTCCTAGGTGATTATTTTCCCTGGGACCAACGTTAAACTTTCATTTTACTTTTTCTAAATGACTGAGAGTTGTACTATTTTGTCACTTTCTTTATACTTCCGGGAAGAAGTTAAGTTTTTGTAAAATGTGGGTTCATTGTTGGTCCCAGAGTTTTTTAGTGGTTTAAGAGCGGTTGAAGAACCGCTCTCTTTTTTTTTAAAAGCGCGTTTCTTTTTTCTTCAAAATAGTAATTTCTCTTTTCTTTAACCTCAAGTGGTAAATGGGGAAAAAGGATTTCCAAGATATTGAGCCTCTGTGGTATTCTGCTATGAGAAGGGACAACAAACATAGGTCATTTTCGATGCAAATTAAACTGTTAAAGATTAGCGTCAGCATCAAAAAAATCGATAGATTTTTCGTAGATTTTGAGTTTCCTGAGTTAAGGATAATCCTAAAAGGTATTCGCTATAACAGGAACACTCATAGAGCGTTTTTACCCTTCGTAGTCACGGAAGATAAGGGGGTATATTCTCCTTTTTGCTTTATGGATTCTGAGACGATGAAGGAAGTTATCAGTACAATGTTGTCCCTCATAAAAGAAGAGAAGTTACCAGAGTTAACGGAAGGGCAGCGTGAGTACATTAAAAGAATTCGAGAAGAGGAAGTCCAGCGGCGAAAGCGAAAACTTCGAGGACATGTGGGAAGAGCACCTTCAAAACCTAAAGAGGATAAAGGCGCTAATAAGGCATTACAGGCAAACAGCAAAAAAGAAACTCCCGCTACAGTACGGCCATGTCCAGATCCTAAGGGAGGTCGTGAAAATGCGTTTCTTAGCACCTTCGGAGCAGGGTTTACTGAAATACCTTTGCCAAGAAGAAAACCTTGATTATACCTTGAAGTCCAAGTTCAATTTGTACGGTAAGGGGAATAAAGAGGTGCAGTTCAACATGTTTCCAGAGATGTTCACATTCGAATTCCCCGCTTCTTCTGTAGAACTGGGGGAGGATGTGGTGGCTGGTAGATGTAGGGCTTAAGAAAAAGGGTGATTTTTAGGTCACCCTTAAAAGGAATACAAACATAGGAAAACCCAGAAGATCCGTGCGGTGTAGGAGTCACGCGGAAAGTCAGGTGAAATACGGTCGTATCATTTCATATTTTAACTATTTGGTCAACTCTCCAACTCATAGTGGATTTTTTCCTATATGGTTCAAGATCCATTTCTTTGAGCTCGGGAATGGCTGAGTAGTCTACCTTTCCCTTTGATTGTATTTGCGTTAACTTTAGGTAGCGGCCTTTCGTTGTGCCAGAGCATTTTGAAATTAAATCTTTTTTGAGTGCCTCTATCTGCTCATCCAAGAATTCTCGTTGAAGAAGAAGTTTGGATAATTTCTCCTCTTTCTCTAGAAAGTCGCTATCATTCGTTTCAAATATATCTTTTTCAGAAGCCTCTGGAAGTGTATGGGACTTTAATAGGGTCCTAAATTCGTTCGCTGCAACCTTCATTTTTTCGATGTATTCTTCATCTCTATGTACTGTCACAGTGCAGCACTGGACAGGGCAGTGTGGGTTGTAACTGAAATAATAGGCTACCTTTAGATCTGTAACTGCCATCTGCCATTGAATTTGAGGATAGTAATGTTTAGGGACTACATCTTTTAGAGCTATTTCATGATCCTCAGCCCCTGGGCACTTGATCTCGACTAGAATCTCGTCTTCGCTAATACCATCTAGACTAGCTGCCATCCATCCATCTTTAGTAACAAATTTAGGAACGACGAATGTGTCCATTTCTTTCTCAAACAGCCGTCTAGCTTCTTCCTCCATATCGAGTCCACGTTTCATTACATAAGACTGCTCACGTTTAATGGAGGTCGTCTTTTCCTTGTACAACTGAAGGGGTGTAGTCCACTTAGATACACCCATGATAACGCACATGTCAGTTGCTGTGATGTATTTCTTACGTATCTCTAACCATTCATCTGAACCGATGATTACGCTATCCATTCATTGCCTCATCTTTTTTCTTCATTTTCTTTCTTATTGTCAAAGAAATGAATTCCCAATCCTTGACTGGGATATCATATACACTACTTATTCTAAGTCTCTCTAAGATCCAGTCTCTTGCATCTGGGACGCTACGTAGTAGAGAGTCCAATTCGGCACGCTGTTCCTCATTAATAACACTTGCGTAAGGGGTCTTATTAGAGGCCTGAGCGATCTCTGCATCATCATCAGACTGATATACACCACACATTGAGGCTAGGCTGTATCTTCTGAAGTATGAGAGCACTGATCCTGTTTCCTGAGGCTTAGAACACATAGGAAGAGGCATGAGGCTCTTGATCCACTGGCCAGAGCTATGATACAGAGTAGTCACTAGAATCTGCTTTTCTCCTGCCATATCCATCGTTTGAGTTATGGAGAGGCCATTTGAAGCAAGAGGTTCTCTGCAAGCTTGCCATACAGAAGCCAGGTCGGCGTATTTACTCTTGAAGTGTGGGTTAGTGCTATCTTTGCTGGCAGCATTCATTTGCCCTTGTGCTTTAGCTAAGGCTGTAGCTATTTCTTTTATTTCTGCTGACTGATTCATGACTTCTCCTTGTATGTTCCTTGAAATTCTACTCTGCTTGAGGTTTCAGACCAAAACTGGTCATAGTCGATGGAGATGATATCCATCTTATCTGCAAACTCTGAAGACCAGTGCATTACATCTAGAACTGGTCCACGGGAGGTTTTCATAAATACAATCGATACTCTGACATCGTCTTTATCCATTGTCATGCCTGTATTTCCCTTAATTCTTCTTCATCCATCGAACTGAACCTCTGCGACAACTGGTACTGTTCCCAGTCCTCGTAGTCCATTATGGAAGCATCTTCATCTTCTGATCGGATCTCGTCTACCCACTCCATGTACTGTGCATAGAACTCTTCTTCTTGGGCTTCTTCTGGAGAATCCTCGAACCCATAATATTTTAGAAAATTCTCACGTGATCTCATTTTAGACCTCTCACTTTTATATAATATTCTATTGTTTCGATCATAATTAAAAGTGATTTTTGAAGTTCATGCAGCATGGAGATGAGAGTTTCATCGATGTCTTGCGGTTTTTTAGGTTCAAGAGTAGGATCCTTATTGCTCATATACAATACCTCCTTGTAGGTAGCGTTTCTTTTTTAACCCGCGGTAGTACGCGGGTTTTTTTTACGATGACATCATCTTAAAAGACTATGGAGTTTTATCGCAAGTCTTTTCCACATTTACCAATGAAAAATAAGATTAAAAACAAACTTTGTCTATATGGTAGCCATAGCAAAATCGATCTTGCTAATGCTATTGAGTTTGTGGCAATATATTAGTGAAATAGGGAAACCATGAAAAACAAGTTAAGAGATTATTTAGAAAATCATAGAATGACTCGGTTGGTGTTCTCTCAAAAAATACCAGTAGACCCGAGTATGGTATATAAGTGGTTGTCATATACGTGCATTCCTTCTCCTAAGCACGCAGAGAGGATAGAGGAGGTCACAGAGGGAGAGGTTCCTTTGACGTATTGGGGTTATTGGAAGACAGAGAAGGGAAAGATCATTAGGCTGGCTAGAAAACCTCTAGAGATGAGCAAGCAATTTGTAGCAGCTCACGCGGCTTATTATTTGGATGAGTATAAAAAACAAAGGGCTATCAAAAAGGCTGAGCGAGATGGATACTTATGAGATTTCAGGAATACCCGTCCCGTGGACATCCCACAGGGGGTTTGGAAAGAAGAGTTTCAATCCACGCTTCCAGGAGAAGAGAGGCGCAAAGTGGGAGTTATCATTACAGCATGATAAAAGACCTTTGCTTACTGGAGCAGTACGCGTTGATTTTCTTTTCGAAATGCCAATTCCCAAATGCATGCCTAAAAAAATGCAGGAAAAGATTAGATCAGGGGAGAAAGTTTACTGTACTAAAAGGCCAGACGCGACCAACCTCCGTAAGCATGCCGAAGATTGTCTTACTGGGATTGTGCTACTTGATGACAACCAGGTTGTTGCTGGAGAGACACAAAAGTACTATGCTAAAGACGCTCCCAAAACGTGCATTAAAATTCAGGAGATTGACATGCCACTTTCGAAAGGAAAAAGCAAGAAGACCATAAGCAAAAACATCAAGGAAATGAGAGAGAGCGGGCACCCCGAGAATCAAGCGGTTGCAGCGGCTTTGTCTCAAGCAAGAAAATCTGGGGCTAAGATCCCAAAGAAAAAGAAATAGAGACATCAAGGAATACAAACATGGATTTAGCAACTGTAGCAGCGTTTGCGTCTGCGGTAATTTCTGCACTTACATTCCTAGCATATAGAAAAGACAAGAGGTTCGAGCTCCTAAGCAAGAGAATGGATGCCTCTGAAGAGGGGGCGGATGAAAGATTTTGGAAGCTAGAGGATAAGATAGACGGAAATACTGCTATCTTGGAAATGAACATCACCCAAGAAATTATCAAGCTTGAGCACAATTCAAACCGTCACTTAGAGAACCATCTACATAGGATAAATGAAAGGCTTGAACGGATGGGCAAAGACTTATCGGAAGTTAAAGATAGGCTGACATTCCTTGAAGCATTCATGTTCTTCAATGAAGAAGTAGCTGCGCCTCAAACGAGGAGTGAGTCTGCAAAGAAGATGTGGCAGAGAAGACGTGGTAAACAAATTGAAGATCAGGGGTAAAATGAAAACGCAAAAAGACATCAACGATGAGGCAAGGAATATTCTAAATAGACTAGCTGCGTCTCATTATTCCAATACGGAAACTGTGAGTGTCATTTCCTGCGCTCTTGCCATGAAGGGACTGGAATGTGGAATTGATCTCCAAGATTTCAAGGGAATCCAAGATTTATTATTGAAATACTACGAGATCTTTTTAGAGAAAATAGAATGACGATTAAAGACGAAAAATTAGCACTTAATATAAAAGTAACACCTTTAAACTCAGAATATGATAAAATTATCACCGCAGCACTGCTAGAATTCGGATCTTGCAATTCAATATATCTCATGAGAAAGCTAAAGGTCACACACTTAATGGCTAAACAATTGATTAATACATATTGTTGTTTAACATAATGGGTATTATCAGACTATAAAGGGAAAAGTGTAAAAAGACGGGTTAACATTCAAAATGTATTTAGAGGCTCTGTGGGCAGTAGTAGAAGAAAATGGAAACTATCAAGTCAAGAAAATGAGCGATATTCTTAGGAAGGCGAGACTCGAGGGTCCAGTTAAAGAAAACCTGCGCCTTTTCCTCTCATACGAAAGCGCTATGCAGCATTACGAAGAATTAAACATTAGGACAGAAAAATGAAAAAATACGATACAGACTTCTTCGAAGAACATGCTTGTAGAGGAGCGTTAACCGTAACTTGGTTAACTTCTGGAGGCACTGAATTTTGGCTGATATTTAATACAGACCCAAAAAGAGTTACGTGGATCGAATATTGTCCATATTGTGGGTATCGTCCCCCCAATCTAAGAGAGGATTGGGGAAATTCTACTAAACAACTTCTTAAAAAGATGCAGGAAGAACAACACATGGAAAAAATGACAAAATACGGCGAACTAGAAAAAGACGATCCAGAAAAGCAGGCTCTGGATGTGAGTGACGCAATATTGCAGGTTCTTTCCGAAATACAAGTCTCCGACAGCGTACGCCAAGCAGCCCTGGGAGCAGCCTGGTTCATTCTATGCTCTGAAACGGGAATGACTCCTGATCGATTTTCTTTGATATGTTTCAATATGGGAGAAAAGTACAAACGTAAGTACCTAGCAATAGCGGAATTAAAATGATAGATTTAGACATGATAGCTAAACTCAAGTCATCAGAGGATGCGCACGATTTAGGCGACTTCTTGATTGTGTTCCTTATGAAAGCAGAATGTCCAACGAATATAGCTCAAGCGGCCCTAGGGTCGTCCTGGTATCGCATGTGCCGTGCAATGGGATTCTCATTGCAGGAGTTTTCAGAGATTTGCGATGAGCTGAAGATACAATATAAAGAAGATTGGGGAGATGGACAATAAAGAACTGCTTTGGTGCGTCGAGTTTGACTTGGACGGAGACTTCAGGGATGAAAAATCCTGGTACATAAACAAGACTTCATATGCGATTTCAGAGAACAAGAAACATGGAGCCTCAAGAAGAAGAAGCATGGTGTGGGTGTGCGCTTCCTTGGAAGAGGCAACAACTGCATCCGCCCTCATGCGCCTCGCCTACCCCTATGAAGATGCTGAAGAAAGTTCTACCGATCAATATCAAAAGGAAAGTGAGAATGATGCTGAAAATATGCACGAAGTGCCACCAAGAGAAACAACACTTTGAGTTTTCATGGCGAATGCGTCTAGGAGAGTATGGGGATGTGTGCAGGAAGTGCAACAACAAGAGAACTGGCAACGCTGAGAACAAAAAGATCCGCACAAAGATGCGCGAGGACGTTTGCTTCACATATAAAACCATGCTAAAATAGAGACTGGGTATGCCTGACATAATCATGTGCTATGGTGGGCACTGTCGTAGGAAGAAGAATTGCCACAGGTACACAGCACAGCCATCAGATCCAGTGCAAGATTATTTTTCCCATCTCCCAATCATAGAGGGAAAATGTGGGTACTTCATAGAAAACAAAGAGGCGAAAAGATGCAAGAAAATGAAGACGATGAAAAAGCTGCCGCCTTGACGGACGCTCTCTTCGCATTCCTTCATGAACAAAATGCGGAAGCCTCCACTGCCATAAAGGCAATGCTTGGAACGATAATATGCGTCTCAGTATTTCTGAAGATTGATAAGGCAATCCTTAGAACTTCATTCGATGAGGCATTAGATCATTACGATCGAGGAGAGGAGATTGCTCAGCAAATGGATTTAGAAAGGGGAACCAAACGTAGGGGAAGTAAATGATGAGATTGACAGAGAAACAACAAATGTCGATAGATTTCATGCAAACAGTATTCACATTTCTTAGAGAGAGAGAAGCTGATTCAGATAGGGCCTTGACTTTGACTATATCGGTAGTCGTTGTTTTGGCTGCACAAATTGGGCTCAGTAAGGAAGCGTTGGAAGGGGCATTTGCTTATGCTATCGATAATTATGACGGAATAAGGGGTAATTTGGAGGACTTAGAGTAAATGACGATTAAGGATAGACACACAAGGAAAGGACCATTTACAGAAGAAGAGTGCTTAAAAATTTATGAGATATCTGGAGAAATCACTGAGATGTTAGAGCGTCATGAGGCCTCGATTGTTATAGGAATCAGCTCCATGTTAGATGTGATTTTAGCTGCTATGGCCGTCCGAGGCCTCTCCAAGGAATCTGTGCAAGCAATCTTTAAGGATGGAGTAGATTCCTATGACTTCTTTTGTGAAGAAGCTGAGGAAGCCAAACGTGAGCGTGAAAAGGGAGGAACGGGTGATGGATAAGTATGAGCCTCTGAAAGGAACCATATTAACTGTGGGAGAGAAGGCACAAACTATGTCTGTGAGGAGCTTGTTTGACGATAACAACGTTTCTACGGAAGAAGCATTAAAAATCATAAAAGTATCAGAAAAAGCAAAGGAATTATTTAAGAACGAGGGCCTAAGCGATTCTAACAAACTGACACTCTTAACAAATTTAATTCGTGAGCAACTCTATTACATGGAGACTGGAGAGCAAGAGTTGAGCCTTCTGAGAGGAGTGTTGGACAGCTATTCAAGGCTCTGTGACATAGTTCTACAAGAAAGTGGGGATGAGGATGGGAAATAAAAAGACGGGATTGAGTGATTCCGAGACCAAGCGAATTATGTTACAGATCGCTGGAGTTTTTGATGAAAACAAACTCAGCAAAAAAGATGCAGCGAGAGTCGCAGGAGAAATGGCATTAATGACGTTGCTATCCTTAGGGGTGAAAAAATCGGAGGCAGCTGCCATTTTCCAGGTATTAAACAGTTCATACGCAGAGCTCTGGGATGCAAATGAGCACGAAACACTTAATGAGGAGATGAAAAAAAACGCAGCGAGAAAAAGCCCAGAGACAGGATTCCTTGAAAGTTTGCTTAAATTTTTTAAATCACCTATTGCCTAAAATATTCTATCTACGTAAATTTGATTTTATCAAAACTTTATGTCCTGGAGGCGTATGGCTAAGAAGATGGAACACGGCAAGAAAGAGATGGTGAAGCACAAGGTGAAGAAGGAAGTGATGGAGAAAAAGTCTATGCATCATGAGCATGATGGCAAAGATATGATGAAAAAACATCACAAGAAGGCAAAATAATGTCAGGGCCTTCTAAAACAAAACAAGCTCCTCCTGCCTCTCCAAAACCACCAATTAAGAAATAGTATGGATGCTAAAATCAGACGCATAGAGAAGGGCGTTAAGCATACAGAAAAGGATCTTAAGTCGCTTGAAAAGGCGGACAAGAAAAGAGACAAGCTCGTCGATGCTGGTAAGAAATCCATGAAGAAGGGCAAGTCTTGCTAAAGGATATGATTCTGTGGCTGGGAGCCGCCCTGATTTCCTTAGAGTTTCTGTTTATGGTGATTAATTTGTGATTGAGATAACCGTTAAGATTAAGTCAGAAGACACCACCATAGCTGAGAAGTTTCTGGTGTACGAGCCATTCCTTGTTTCTCCAGATGACCCGTTCCTCAAGGACATGATAGGGAAGACTCTGACCAAGACAAAAGAGCCATTAGTAGACCCAGAAATCATAGTTAAGATAAACTGCTTTTGGCAGTGATTAATTGCTAAACTTGCAAAAATGTAACTATATGAAAGAAAACCTACCCGAACCTAGAAAGATAAGACCTCAAGCTGTACCCGATGAATTAATCGGAGAAGCACTTAAAAAGTGCAAGGGACTTCAATACTTAGCAGCCGAGCATTGCGGCATCAATCCTACGCACATGAGTGAACGGATTAAGCTCTCTCCCTACCTAAGAGCGATTAGAGATGAAGCAATTGAGATGAGGCTAGATATTGCAGAAGTTAAGTTAGCAGACCTTACCGAGCAACAGAACCTAGGAGCTCTCATCTTCTTCTTGAAGACAAGAGGCAAGCACAGGGGCTACACTGAATCTAGCCAGGTGAATGTGGAAGGGTCTATCGTAACGCAGCATGAAACGATGATGAGTCAACTAGAGAAGGCTCAGTCTGACTTGAGGGCCGCTATTAGCACCTCAAGCACCTCGTAGAAATCGTAATGATTGACAGGTTGGTTGAGCGCGTGGGCTGGCAAACGATCTCGATTCTCTATCAAGCGTTCCAGGTGTTTTATGCTTTCTACTTTTAGGTTAGGATGCGCTGCGTCAGCCCCAACTTTACCTGCCTCATCCTTACTTACCTCCTTTACGACCACCTCGTTATCCTTGTCGTCGACTCTAAGAAAGTTAGCAAATGACTTGGCAGAGCATATGTACTTCTGCATGCCCCCTGAGATGCTTATCTCCCCACACCTACAGGACACGTAATCAGTCTCGTGGAAGCTCTCAAGAACATCTTTACACAAAGCACATTTTGCCCTATTCCTCATAATCCATTCCTTTGGTAGTATTCGAAATATGTCAGACTTGCTCTCATCAAAGCAACTTGAATTTATTCTCAAGTCCGTAGGCAAATGGAACTTAGCTCATGGGTCCGTTAGGTCGGGAAAGACCGTTGGGACTCTATTCCGTTTCATGCAGGCCGTGCACAATTGTCCAGACTCCCAAATCTGGATGATCGGGCATACCTCCACAACAATATACGACAATGCTGTGCGGCTAATCATGGAAGCAAAATACAACCCAAACGACCCATTGAGCGTTTATACACCCTTTTGCAGCTGGTTCAAGGGGGATAGAGAGCTAAGGTATAAAGATAAAGTTATCTCTACTCTTGGAGCCAAGGATGAGGGGAGCATCGGAGCGATTCAGGGAAAGACCTTTTCTCTTGTTTATTGTGACGAGATGACTCTCTACCCAGAGTCTGTTATAGACATGATAGACACGCGTTTGTCCAATCCTCACTCGATGGGGTTTGCCAGCATGAATCCATCACACCCAGGCCATAAGATCAAGCAATGGATCGACAAGGCAGAATCAGGGGACAAGAACTACTATGCTTTGCAATTTACCCTTGATGACAATCCTTACCTAGATGAGCAGTATAAGCAAAGGATCAGGGACAGCTTATCTGGCCTATTCTATAAGCGTAATTATCTAGGTATTTGGTGCCTTGCTGAGGGCGCTGTGTTTGATTTCTTCGACAAAGGAATACACGTTGTCAAAAGACCCCCAACAGCTGCTGAATACTGGATTGCTGGGATTGACTACGGAACATCCAACCCATTTGCTTGCTTGCTAATTGGCGTTAACAGCGGAAAGAGCACCCAGACTGGAAAGCAGATGTGGGTTGAGAAAGAGTACTATTGGGATCCTAAGAAAATGGGAAGGCAGAAGACCAATGCAGAGTTTGCAGATGACGTGCACAGCTTTCTTAGAGACTACCCAGTAAAATCAATATATTTAGATCCATCTGCTGAGGCCTTTCAGCTAGAGCTTAGAAGGAAGGGGATGCATGCTGTTCATGCCAATAACCGTGTGGAGGATGGGATTCAGATCGTAACTAGCGAGATGAAGAAGGGAACCGTCGTGGTGTGTGAGGAGTGCGTGAACACAATCAGAGAGATCCAAGGCTACGTCTGGGATACCAAGCAGGCTGCAAAAGGGTATGATGAGCCTCTCAAGCAAAACGATCACGCAGTAGATGCCCTTAGGTATGCAATTGCCTCGCATAAGGTGAGCACCTTTGATGCAGATGCCCACTACAGAAAACAAGAAGAGCAAATGAGACAGCGAATGCATCCTGGAGGGTACGGAGGAAGATGAGCGAACTGGACAAAGAAAGGGCAATTTCTATCTTAGAGGAAATGGGGCAAGTAATGGTAAAGCATGAGTTATCAAGGGCAGATGTGATGCGACTGTCGGCCAGTTTGATGATGAGTGTTGCTCATCAGGATAACATATCCCCGGGGGACTTTGAGACGTGCATGAAGGGTTTGGTAAGGGATTATGCGCTTAATGCAAAGCGCCTTGAAAAGGGCCGTAAATAAAGAACAATAGGAAAATCAAATGGAACAAGCTAACGTTGCTGCGTTATTCAGTAGGATAGGAAAACTTGAAATGTACCTAGTAAGTCTAATGGGTCCTATACAGGCCATCAAAGATATTGCGAAGGTGGCCGAGAGCTTCAATGACATGGGCACCAGGCTGCGCATCGCTTCTAGTACGTTTGAGTCGTCTGTGGCCAGCATAACAGAGGCCTCTAGGAGATCGACAATCTCCTCTGAAGAGTCGATACGGGCCCTGAAAGACAGGGTCGATGGGTTGGATCTGCATAGGCTGTCCCTTCAGATTGACGACATCGGAGATAGGATGTCAAAGATGGAAGGGATTTTGGGGGAAATATTGAGCAAGGGGATCAAATCAAGGCTCATTGTTTCTCTTATTGAAGGCGCGGAGGCGGAGTAGCGTGGGGTTTCCAGAGGAGTACGTTATCTTAGTGTCGCACTTCACCGCGTCTAGCGGCGATGATTTGCAAAGAGAAGTAAACAACTTCCTGGAGCTTCTAGATATGGGGCGCTTCGTGGATATAAAGTACAGCTCCATAGCGTCCCCAACCCTAACTTTCAAAGAGTACAGTGCATTGGTGATTTATAAGAGCGATGTGTAGAGAACAAACATTGAGGTACAAATGGACGAGATTGATGTATTTATGAACGAATTCGACGCTCTATTGAAGAAGTATTCCATAGACGATGTCATTTTGACTAACCGCGATGATGATGCAATGGGAAAAAGGCAGTTGATGAAAATTATAGACTCAGAAGACGGTAAATTCTTCGTAATGGTTTTTTCAGGAACCGACAAGGTCTTGTGCCCGTGCTGTAAACAAAGGGAAAAGGATGTAAGCACTTCATGTGAATTGATTGTGGATACAGTAAGGAATGATAGATATCGAGGTACAAATGAGATGGATTGAGATGACCCATAAAAACGGGGTTGATGTAGAGTATGTGAACATGGAGCTAGTAACGATGATTGTCACAAAAATAAACAAAAACAAGAGGGATGTAAAAGTTGTGTTCCACACAGCAAGCGGATCTACGACCTGGCAGCTGAGTGTTGAACATTGGATAAAGACTTGGAGGGTTTTTATGGGTAGGGAATGGCCTAGAGAGGAACCCACGCCTGGAGGAACAGGATGACAGGTTGATGGACCTGATTGCTGACAGTCAAAATGGCCGCATCTTTTAGGAGGGTGGCCGTATCTTTGAATTTTGGCCGTATTCGTGCGCAGGAACCTCTATTGCAACAATAAAATGTTTAGTGGTATGCTAAGGATTATTTTGTTGGAGGCTTGTGTCATTTTATTACCCGCCATGGAATAACGCTTTAGAGCCAAATCAAGGGAACGTCAGACAATGGTTGGACAACCTATACTCTAAATTTCAACCAATCGAGCAGGCTAGGTGGAATCAGAGTAACATCGACACTCTGTTCTACGCTGGTTCTCAGACTTACATCAATAGATACTTCAACTTCACCCCCTCTACTTCAAGCCAAAGCTTCTACTTCAATCTTCTCCAGCAGCCAATAAACATGGTTACTGGGTATCAGCGGCAGCACAGGAAGGGGATCACCTATATCCCGAGTGAAGGGGCAGATCCTCAGACTACCGACCAATACACGCGGCTTATTACTCACGTTGCAGGAACTAGCGACATCAATGAGCAATTCTCTAGGGCGTGCGAGCAGGCGGCGATCACTGGAATGGTACTGCTTCAGCCGTACTTGGACTTTCAGACAGACGACCAGGCCCAAGGGCAGTTAAAGCTGAAGCTATGGGAATACAACTCTTTCTTGGTTGATCCCTACTTTAGAAATGCTGACATGTCTGATGCTCAGTTTGTGTGGTGCCAGGAGTATATAAGTAAGCAAGAGGCTGAGTTCAGGTTCCCAGATAAGATCGAGAACATTGCTCCTATGGCTGGGACACCTCAGCGCTATGGATCATTCTACTTCCTTCCCGAGAACTACAACATGGCGCGCAATGACCTAATGGTTTTGAGCTATGTATGGTACAAGTGGAAGAGAAAGAAAAAGCGTCTTTACTCTCGCAAGCGTAATCAGTTCTTTGATTTTGCAGGAGGGGACGGGCAGCTGGAGGCGATACTTTACGGCATTCCAGATATGGAAGAGGTGACGGTAGAGGTTCCGTGCTGGAAGTTGGCGGTAATTCTTAATGACCAGCTCATGTTTCAGGGTGATAATCCTCTAGGTTTTGATGACTGTCCTTTTGTCCCTGTGTTCTGGAACTACGAGCCTCACATCAACTATTATGATCTTAGATGCCGTGGTTTGGTGCGAACCATGCGTGACAGCAACTATCTTTTAAATCGTCGCATCATCATTAATCACGACATCTCAGAGAGCACTATTCAATCTGGGTGGAAGAGAAAAGTGGGGGCGGTGGCCAATGAAGACAACCTCAAGAAATCTGGTCAAGGGTGGGATATCATCATCAACGAAGGATATGAACTCACTGATTGCGAAAAAGTCATACCTAGTTCTGTTCCTGAGTCTGATTTTGCTTTGGCTGATCAGCTTAGGTCATTGATCTTCGGGACCTCTGGGGTGGACCTGGAGAACTGGAGCGCTCAAGGCGACAAGCAGGCATCTAGTCTGACGACGATGTTAAAGCAGGCTGCCAACCTTACGGTTCTTCAAAAGTACTTCGATCAGTGGGATTACTCTCTCAAACTTGTTGGGGAAAGACTCCTTCAAGTTGCACTCAATAACTGGAATGCAGAGAAGGTAGGGTTCATGATAGGCGAGGAGCCTACGTCTCATTTCTACTCTAAAGTGTTTGCCAAGTATCAGTGTTTAGTTGAGGAAGGGATACTTACACCTACCCAGAAAAACCTTCAAGCTCAGCAGCTTCTTGATATCAACCAGACCTTTGGAAGAGAGGTGTTTCCTCCTTCCATGATTATCAAGA